GCGATGGCCACACCATTGTCGGACTCAACTTGGCACTGTGGCAAATGGGACGATGTGATCCCGGTGGACGCACAGCGCAACGGATGCGATGGGCATGTGCTGCACCCTGATCTGGTGCCTTGGCAGCGCAAGGACGGGCCTGACGAGTTCACGGCGGTGTACGAGATCAATGGCACGACTGTGGCCAATGGTGACCCAGAGCAAGAGGGTGTGTTCAGTAGCAAAGAACTGCTGGCCAATGCTGATGCCTGTGCTGACAAGGGCTGGACGCAGTTGCACGATATGCGCAAGCAGTTTGGTGGAAGGGTTGTAGCATGAGATTCGGTTCTGTTTGTTCTGGCATTGAGGCCGCATCTGTTGCTTGGCATCCACTGGGCTGGAAGGCCGCATGGTTGTCCGAGATTGAGCCATTCCCGTCTGCTGTGCTGGCCCACCACTATCCTGACGTCCCAAACCTTGGTGACATGACATTGTTGCCAGAGCGCATCTTGTCTGGCGAAGTTGAAGCGCCAGATGTGTTCTGTGGTGGTACGCCATGCCAAGCGTTCAGCGTGGCAGGTCTTCGCAACTCCCTTGACGATGCAAGGGGAAATCTTTCACTCACTTTTGTAGGTATCGCCAATGCAATTGACCATGTTCGATCTGTTCGACGAGATGACCCGGCAATCATCTTCTGGGAAAACGTGCCCGGAGTCCTTTCAACCAAAGACAACGCCTTCGGCTGCTTTCTTGGCGCACTTGCCGGGGAAGATGATCCGATCCTCCCACCAGGGGAAAAATGGACGAACGCAGGTTGTGTGTATGGTCCCCAAAGAACAGTCGCGTGGCGAGTCCTTGACGCCCAATATTTCGGAGTGGCCCAACGACGCCGTCGTGTGTTCGTTGCCGCAAGTGCTAGAGACAACTTCGATCCCGCAGCGGTTCTTTTTGAGTTCAACGGCGTGCGCCGGGATACTGCGCCGAGCAGAGAAGCGGGGCAAAGTATTGCCCCCTGCGTTACAAACGGCCCTCCTTTTAGCCGCACAGGCAACGAAAGAGTAGAGGCTGAGGCGATGGTGGTGCAGCCCTTTGAGGTTGGCAACTGCTTGACCGCCCGTATGCACAAGGGCATCAACAGCACATTGGATGAAGGGCAGACACCTGTTCTGCACCCGGTTGCCATCCAAGGCAACCTCATAGGTCGAGACGCTGGCGGTCCGCAGGGTGTAGGCGCATCAGACGGCGGCGTGATGTACACGCTGACAAAAGCTGATGTGCATGGAGTGGCGCAGACGATGGCCGTGCGCCGCCTGACCCCAGTGGAGTGCGAACGCCTGCAAGGGTTCCCTGACAACTACACCAACATCCCTTGGCGCAAGAAGGATGAGTCACCAGACGGGCCAAGATACAAAGCGCTGGGCAACTCATGGGCAGTTCCAGTGGTGCGTTGGATCGGAAAACGTATTCAGGAGCAGATCAATGCTGCGTGAATACCAACAGCGCACCATCGACCAGCTTTATGCTTGGTTCGAGGCTGGTGGCCGTGGCAACCCCTGCTTAGTGCTGCCGACAGGATCAGGCAAGTCGCACATTGTGGCCGCGCTGTGCAAGGATGCCTTGCAGAACTGGCCCGAGACCCGTGTGTTGATGCTCACGCACGTCAAGGAGTTGATTGAGCAGAACGCTGAGAAGATGCGCCAGCACTGGCCAGGCGCTCCGATGGGCATTTACAGCGCCAGCATTGGTCGGCGTGAGTTGGGAGAGCCGATTACGTTTGCTGGCATCCAGTCGGTACGAAGCAAGGCGCGAGAGCTGGGCCACATTGACTTGGTGATCATCGACGAATGCCACCTTGTGAACCACAAGGACGAGGGTGGCTACCGCGGCCTGCTTGAGCAGCTTAAGGCCATCAACCCAGCTATCAGGGTAGTGGGCTTAACGGCCACACCTTACCGCTTGGGGCATGGCCTGATCACCGACAAGCCTGCGCTGTTTGATGCGCTGATTGAGCCGATCAGCATCGAGGAGCTGATCTTTAAGGGCTATCTGTCAACGCTGCGCTCTAAGGTCACCAAGGCCAAGCTGGATGTGACTGGCGTGCATAAGCGTGGCGGTGAATTCATTGAGTCCGAGCTGCAAGCTGCGGTGGACACGGACGACAAGAATCAGGCTGTGGTGCAAGAGGTGATGGCTTTGGCTGGTGACCGCAAGGCGTGGCTTTTCTTTTGTGCTGGCGTCAAGCACGCCGAGCACATTGCCGAAGCCCTGCGCCAGCAGGGGGTGACGGCTGCGTGCGTGACAGGGGACACACCAAAGAAGCAGCGCGATGAAATGATTGCCGACTTCAAGGCTGGCAAGCTGCAAGCGCTGACCAACGCCAACGTGCTGACCACTGGCTTTGATTATCCTGACATTGATCTGGTGGCTATGCTGAGGCCCACCATGAGCGCAAGCCTGTATGTGCAGATGGCTGGCCGAGGCATGAGGGTCAAGAGCCACACCGATCACTGCCTGGTGCTCGACTTCGCTGGCGTGGTGGCCTCACATGGCCCGATCACTAACGTGCAGCCGCCCAAGAAGGGTGGCGATGGCAATGGTGAAGCGCCACTTAAAGTTTGCGAGAACTGTGATGAGCTGGTGCATATCTCGGTGATGGTCTGCCCTGCTTGCGATCACCCTTTCCCGGTGCGGGAGGCCAAGAAGCTGCAACTGCATGATGACGACATCATGGGTCTGGATGGGCAAGAGTTGGAGGTGACAAGCTGGGCATGGCGTGAGCACATCAGCAAGGCGTCAGGCAAGCAGATGCTGGCGGTGACGTACTACGGCAGCCTGAGCGATGCACCAATCACCGAGTACTTGCCAATTGCGCATGAGGGCTATGCCGGGCAGTCTGCTGTGCAAAAGCTGATCACGATTGCAGAGCGTGCTCGAATTGTTCGCGGTGGTTTGAATGTTCCAACAATGATTGAGATGGCGCAAAACCTGAACAACGCCACACCACCAAGCATGATTGAGTATCGCAAGGACGGTAAATTTTTCAAAGTAACGAGAAGGAAATGGGAATGAGACCTGCTGAACCTGAGTTCTTGATTCAATGGCGACAGTGGCACCGTGCTGGCCCGCCGAGGTGCTGCCACACCTGTGAGCACTACGGCAATGATGGGCAATGCGTTGAGTTTTTTATGAAGCCGCCAACCGAGTTTGCTGAGACTGTTGACAGGTGTCCCAAGTGGGAACGAGAGGTGCCGTTTTGACTGATCGCATACCAACGGAGCACGAAGAGCAGCGCGAGGTCGTGCGCTGGTTTCGCCAGACCCACAGAGGTGTGCGCATCTTTGCCATCCCAAACGGTGGCCAACGAAGCATTGCCGCCGCCACCAGATTGAAGATTGAGGGTGTATCTGCTGGAGTCCCTGATCTGTTCATCCCTGCCTGGCGCTTGTGGGTGGAGATGAAGCGCATCAAGGGTGGCGTGCTTAGTACAGAGCAAAAGGATTGGATCAAGTATCTTGAGGAAGTGGGCTATTGTGCTAAAGTGTGCAAGGGTGCTGAAGATGCGAAAGAGCAGATCACCGCCTTTTTTAACCAAAACAAGGACACGCTATGAGCGACCAAATCAAAGACCGTTACATGACTATCCGACTGCCCGCAGATGTGGAGCTGGAGATTCGCAAACATGCCGAGCGCCACACCAGAACGCTGGCTGCACAGGTGCTGCACTACATCAAGCTGGGGCTGGCAAAAGAAAAGAAGTGATTAGGGTTTGTACTAGGTTGATAATGCTGTGTGAAATCGTGGTAAGATGTGGACGTCACAACAACCAAACCGGAGTAACCGACATGGCACATCAAATGCACTTAGACAAAGGTCCAAAAGGAATGGCAGCACGCACCGCTTGCGGTCGCAACATTTTGCGCACCCCAATGAGTACCGATTGGGAAAACTTCAAGATGGAGGTTGCTGCTTACCGTTGCATCAAATGTGTTGCCAGCAAGCAGTTTGAAGTTAACACACGCATGGACGCACGCAAGGCAGCTTAAACCCACGGGGCTTTGGCCCCCAGAAAGAACAGCATGAAACACCACAAATACAACCAGCACTACCAAGTCAAAGCCACCAAGCTGCACGCCCGTGCAGACGCTGCACTCAGCATTGCTCTGGCGTGCGTCATTGGCATTGCCTTGGCCGCTTGCTTGTTCTTTGGGTTGTCAGCATGAGCTGCATGAACACCCAAATGATGCACGCCCGCCAGTCTGACGAGGATAGGGCTGAGGCTTTGGAATTTGCAATTGAGGCGCGTGCTGCTGAGCTGATGACGCATGGCGAGGCGTGCGACCCGTTTGACGGGGTGAACATTTGCGAGGCTCTAGACGAGTCGAGCACCGCTGAGAAGATGGTGCTTGGCAAGGTGCTGGCAGAGCGCAAGTTCGATCAGGTTGGTATTTTGGTTGAGTGGCTCACTAAATCATATTGGGAAAAAAAGGCCGATGAGATGGCTAAGGACGAACTGACATGAACAGGTTTGAGGCGTGGGAAGCACACAACACCGCCAAGTTTGCCCGTGACTGCGTCCAGGCGCTGTCTGAGCAAGAAGAGCTGATCAAGAGTCTGCGAGAAGACTTGAAGACAGCCATCCGTGCCTATCGGCACTTATTAATCGAAGGAGCAAATAATGACCAAAACTACACCGTGGATTCCAGTAGGGCATCCTGAATTTAAATGGAGCAGTGGGGCTGATGTTCAGTCGCTCTGGCGCAAGTACGGCTGGACGCCGCCGTCTGAGAAGATGACGCCGCCGCCAGCGGAAAAGATGCAATGACTAAAGCACAAAGAATGTTTGAGGCCATCATGCGCACCAAGGGTCACACGGACTTTGTGCAAGCGAGGGGCCGTTACGTCAACACCAACCTTCAGACCCGCTGGAATTATTTCCAGATGGGCTGGGAAATGGCGCAGGCAACGTTATGAGAGACACGATAGACATGGCCCGTGAGGCTGGTGGCTGGGGTTACATCCATGATGCAGGGGATGAGCCGTATAAGTGGCAATTCACGCCAGCAGAACTCCAAGCCTTTGAAGCCATTATCCGTGCTGATGAGCGCAACCGCACATGGACACAAGAGCATTGGACTGAGTACGAGCGAAGCATTGCAGCAGCCGTGCGTGAGGAGTGTGCTGCATTGGCTGACAAGCTGGAATGGGCTGACCACAAGGGAGTGGCAAGCGCCATCCGAGCAAGGGGAAACACATGACCTGCAAACACCGTTGGATATTGACCCCATCACCACACCGCACTCAGTACCACTACCAATGCGCCAAGTGCAACCAAGTGGCATGGGCTACGGTCAAGGAACAAGCCCGTGAGAAAGCGTAGCAAATACAAGCCCAAGGGCGTGCGCCTTGACAACATGGCGTGGGTGCAGTCGGGCCTTCGCCGGGTCGATGAGGTCAGTGAGAGCGCCACGATTAAGATCAGGAACCACGACGCGATGAACACGTTGCGGCTGGGCACTGCGACCAAAGCAGAGATCGACGTCCTGATCAACGCCTTGAACGTCACGGAGGCGCTGGCCCGGCAGGGTGTTGGCAGCGACTGGATGCCCGAGCTGCGGGCAGCGCAAGATGCGCTGCTCACGCTCGCTAGGCGCGGTCTGACCAGTCGCTTTATCGTGCGCGGTGAAGAACTCAAGGCCCTGAACCTGGCAATGGAGATTCACGACGCCCAATTAGAGGCCGTAACGGTCAAACAGTTGGAAGCGGCGCTGGATTTTGTAAATGAAACCGTGCGCCTTAAAAAAGCGCGATCTATTGTGGAGACTGTATGAATCCGTTTGATTGGAAAAAAGACCCTCGCCCAAGCATCTTCTTGAAAGACGCTTATTTCAGGGCTAAGGGCGTAACCGCCAGCACCGACTACAAGGCGTTTGGCATCTACAGCCGGGCCAAGCCCAGCGTCAAGCCGTTCCTGAATAAGCACGAAGTGCCCAAGGGACGGCTTTGACCCTTACTTGCTTGCTTCAGCTTTGTTCAAGGCTTGATTGATTCGGGCCTTGACTTTGTTGTTTTTGATCTGACTGGTAGCGGCTTTAACAAGACTCAAAACTGGCACAGGCAAGCCAGTCATTGCGCCTGTTGCACCAGCCTCTCCCAATGCAGCCATCAGCGCCATAGCGGTCCCTGAGTTGTTGATTTGGGTGCCTGGTGGGACTGTGTTGACGTATTTAACAACTTCATTCAAGTCCCTGACAATTTGGGCTTGTTGCTTGCCCAAGATGATGTCAAGACGACCATCAGCATCAAGAGCATTGATTGCATTGTTTAGCTTTGCTGTGGACACAACTGGCCGACCTTGCGAATCTGTTTGCAAGCCACTTGTCGCCACGTTCTCAAAATGCTTGATAGTTGCACCTTGCAACTCTTTCATTGCCTTTTGACCATCTTTTCCGCTGGTCAACAGAACACGGCGCAAAAAAGTGACTTCTTCAGGCGTGGCGTTCAAAATCGAGCGTTGAAACGCCTCACTTGCTGCAACCTTTGGATCGTCTTTACCCTTGACCGTGGTCAGCAAGTTTGCGACAACAGCGCGGCCTTCATATTTTCTGGCTTGCTTCTCGCGCAGTGCTCTTGCCTCGGTGTAAAGAGGGCCGGAAACATCTTTTGTTGTCTCATCAATCAAAGACTTGATGATTGCAGACTCACGCTTGTTCACAATGTCGTAGTCTGTTGATGCGCTGATTTCTCGGCGCAATTGCTCAAGTGTCTTAACGTCTGTTGGCCTTGGGACAAGGTTTCCTTGCTCGTCAATGTCAGCAATGCCAAGTTTTACAGCGTACTGTTTTGCGGTGTCTGGAATTGCGGAAGATGGCACGCCAGTGGCTTTGCTGTTCAGATAATCAAACAGTGTTGTGACAGTCTCTTGCTCTCCATACTTGAGAGTTCTTGGAGTAGTCAAATCAACTTGGGCAAGTGCTTCTGGAGACTTGTCAGCACGAGTGTAAGCTGCCGACGTCTTTGCTTTTGCACCCTGCCAGCCTTTGGACAGCGCGTCAATGACAGCATTGCCTGTTGCTGCTGGTCCAATGGCAGCCGTCTGAGCACCAGACATATCAATCAGTGCATCAAAGTTTTGCAAAATCTGAAGGTTGTTCTCCTCTGCGCGTTGACGCAGTGGCTCACCCTGTGGGCCTCTAATCTGCTCTTTCTCAAACGCCAGTTGCGCAGCATCTCGTTCTCTTGCGCCAAGAGTCAAATCAACCTTAAACGGCAAACCTCTTGCTGTTGCCTCGCGTTGCAAACCTGCTTGCGTTGCCGCCGCACCACCACTGGCGCGACCAGTTTGGCTCGCAGCAGGCGCTTCCATGCCCAAAGCCTCACGCACTATGCTTGGCGTGCGTTGAACGGCTTGTGCGGCCTGTCTGCTACCTTGCTGGACTGCTTGAGCACCACGCAAGCCGGTGGCTTCAATAATTGGCAGCGCTTGGCTGGTTGCTTGACCAAACATGCCAACAGGCAAAGCGCCTGGCAGCACTGGTGGAAGCGCTTGAGACAGTTCACCAAGGGCTTGAACCTGCTCTTGCCCTGCCTCTGTCCTTGGCATATATGTAAAACGCTGACCACCAGCCGCAGCGCGTTCGCTGATGGCTCTTGCTGCTTGTGGAGTTCCAAACTGCCCAGCCTGCACTTGTTCTCGCAATCCTGTAAGGCCGCCGCCAATTGTCCCAAGAAGGCCGCCAGTTGCAGCGGTTCCAAGAGTCAACGCGGTTTCACCAGCGCCAATCAAAGCGTTTACAAGGCCGCCTTGGCGCGATGGGACTGGTGTTGTTGCCTGTTGAGTTGCCGCAATGTTTTCATTGCGCTTTGCAACTTCATAGGCTTGAGCAACAGTTTCAAAGTCAGGAGTGCCCCGTTTGTCCCTGTTTTGGACAATCCAGTTTGCGTATTCTGCTGCTGCGGCCATTATCTACCTCCTCGCAAAATTGCATCTGCTTGGCTCATGATGTTGGTCTGAGCCGCTGCCGGCCTTGGGTTTGCATTGGTCGGAATTTGATTAACACGAGCTTGCCTTTGTGCATCAACTCCTGTGCCAGCATATTGTGCATTTACATCTCTTGCAACACGGGTGGTGAAATCGTTAAAACTTTCACCGGGTCGAACGGTGAAGTCGCCAGCAATAAATGTTTTGCCTGCTCTTGTCAGAGTGCCGTTGTTTTGTGCAAGCCAGTCTGTTTTTGCGTTGGAGACCGCTGCATCAATATCTTGCAGTTTCGCCATGCCACGCAAGAACTGAGCAACCAACTTGGAGTCAGCCGTATTTTTTGGGAATCCTGACAAAGCCAGCTCAATGTCTTTATCAGTGGCTGGGCCTGGTGGCAGCGCTTTGATGGCTTGCGAATTGCGAACGCGTGTGTATTCTTGGCGCAATGAGGTCTCGTAGCCTTCAGCACCAATTGCCGATTTTGCAAATTCACTAAGTCGTGAAAAACTTCCGTAACCACCAAGATTCTCAATTCGATTTGCCAAATCATTCATTTGGTTGGCAGACTGCTTTGAGGTTGATGCAAGAATGGCAGAATCATTCACCAGTTTTCTGGTGTCGGCTGGCAATGTGTTGGCTTTTTCAGAAATGCTTGCAAGTTTTTCAGCCACTGTTGCAGCAGTTGTTTGGGCATTAAGATTAAGTTCTGCGGCCCGTGTGCTGATCTGGCTCTGCACGTTTTTGACGTTCCAGTTCTTTTCGTTAAGCCCAGCCTGTTGCAGACGTTCTGCAAACAAAGCTGCAACTGTTGCTGTCTCTGCATCTGCTGCGGCTTTCAATGCTGCCGCCTGCTCTGCTGGACCAGCAAATCTTGCCTTTTGTTGGGCTGAAATTGCGTCAGCAGCAGCTTTTTCAGCCTTTGCCATTTCTTCATTGACTTTAGACGCGTTAAGCAGAGCTTGCTGTCCAGCAGCACCTAACGCCATCAACTGAGGAGCAACTCGATTGATGTCATACGATGGCGCAGTCATTCCAGCACCAACTTGCTGGCCCATGATGTCCTCACCATAAACTTCTTGGCCAGGCCTAAACGCGCCCTGAGCAATGCTTTGAGCTGCAAGTGTTTGCTGTCGCGCCAACTGTGCGTCTTGGCGTTTTTGCATTTCATCTTGACGAACAAGTGCCTGCTGGCGGGCTTTGTCAGCTTCCATTGTCAACATCAAAACACCTTGACCATCACCAATTTGGCGCAGCATCTCAATGCCACGATCAAATGTTCCAAGATCGTTAGGGTTGAGCTGGCTTGCGATCTGCTGACGTGCGCTGATGCGCTGCAACTCAGGGTCTTGTCCACCAAGAGCGCCGCCGATTGCGCCAGCCAAACCATAAGCACCACGGCCAATGGCGTAATTTGCCTGTTGAAATGGATCAAGCCTAGCAAATTGCATTGCCTGCGCATCAGCGCGTTCTTGCTGTTGCTGTTGGTACATCTGTGGCGTAACGCCGAACAGAGATTGGACGATTTCTGCCATGTCTTACTCCTTAGATGAACGCGCCGATGTCTTGATTGCCGTAGGCAAATCCAGTTCCAAAACCAGAGCCGCCAAGGCCAGTCTGCGAAAATGCAGCTCGTCCTCCACCACCAAACAAATTGCCTAAACCAGACGCCAAGGCAGGGTTTTGACTCAGACCCGTCAGCGCTGTGGCAAACGGGTTGTAAGCATCTGCGCGGGCCTGCGTAGCCGCAGCAGCATTGCCGCCCATAAGCAGTGCATTTGCGCCTGCGGTGCTCTGGCCCTTTGCGCCGATGTCAATGCCCAATTGCAAAGGCTGCTGGCCCAAACTCTCCAATTGCCTTGTTTGCTGGAGATAAGCCTCATACGGACCCAAAGCCGCAGTCTGGCCACCGTAACCTTGCGTAAGCAGGTTGCCACCAGTGCCGAACAGACCAGCACCAAAGGCCGTCTGCTGCTGACCGGCTTGCATGGCTTGCGCGGCCAGCGCAGCGTCTTGCTGGGCCAAAGCGTTGTAGTACGCCTCCATCTCAGGGTTGGCAGCGCCGAGGCCCGCAGCACCACTTGGGCGCTCGCCTGTGGCTCCAACGGACAGACCGCCACGGCCAGTCTGGAACAGACGGTTCTGGAGCTGCGCAAACTCACGCTCACGACTTGGGGCCAGCAAGTTCTGCTGCCCAGCCATGTATTGCTGCGCGGCCTGTTCAGGCGACTGGGCCAGGTACTGCTGACCAAGGCCAAACAGACCCTGCGCTGCGCCTTGCAGGGGCGCAAACTGTTGCTGGGCCATTTCGGCTTGGCCCAGCCCGCCGCCTGCCAGACCTAAGAAACGCTCCTGCATGGCCCGAAGTTGCGGGTCCAGCTCGTAACCCGCGCCGACCACGCGGCCTTCGTTTCTCATTCGGGTATCGTAGTTTGCTTTCGCAGCAGCAAAATCTTCAGGTGTTGCAAAATCCGTTGCAACTGGCTCGGTAAGGCCAGGCACACCAAACTGAAAGTTTGACCGACCGAAGCGCGTCGTAATGCCTACCGGGCGAAACCGCGCCTCATTGGCCGCGATTTGCGCCGCCTCACGTTGTGCATCGGCTTGAGTTTGCGCGGCTCTACGGGCTGACCTGCCACCAAGCAAACCCCCGACAAGACTTGCGCCTGCTGCAATAAATGGCATATCAAACTCCAATCAAAACATCATCCACCTTTGACGGGTCTTTCTCGTCGGTGGCGTGAATACAAAACCAAACGCAATCCGTGATCGCCTTGACGCCGTGCGTCAGCCCAGCCTTGATCTCAATACAAGCTGGCGCTTCAATAACTTCTACATCTTCACCTTTCAGCACTGCAACCTTGCCCTTGGCAAGGATCGACAAGTGGCTGAATTCATGCGTGTGCTTCAGGATGGCTGTGCCCGCGCTGAATTGCGCTTCTTTGGCATACAGACCATCGCTGAAGTGATGCGAGATCATGCAGCCTCAAGCGCCTCAATACGGGCAATCGCTTCTTGCAAAGCAGCAGTCAACAAAGGGACCAGCATGGACGCGTCCACGCCTTGGTATTTTGGATTGCCGTTTGCGTCAACCGCATCTTTTTCGCCGAACACGGCATCGTCAACCACAGTCTTGAGTTCGTGAGCGATAAAGCCGTCTGCCACACCTTGCTCAGGTGCAGAAATCCAAGTGAAGTTTCGCGGCTGGAGTTGCTTGAGGCGAGTGACAGCGTTTGCCAGAGGCACGATGTTGGTTTTTAGGCGGTAGTCTGAAGAGGTGTTGTACGCGGTATTGGTGCCGTTGGTCGAGATTGATCCAACTGCTGTTGCACCGGCGCCTGGGCCAGTGGCTACGCCGTAACCAAACAGCGTGAGGGCTGTGCTGGTCGTGTCTGTTGCAAAGGCAGCGCCTTCGTTAGCGCCGTTATTTTGAAACGCAAAGCCACCGATACCCGCTGACGACGATGCGGGTTTTGCATACCCGCAGAAATTACCGCTAACAGTGGTAGCGCCAAACGACGCGCCTGCGCCCGAGGTGGTGAATCTAGCCTGACCAGAAAACGTCTTTTGACCAGAGATGGTCTGCGTATCGGTCGTGGTCACGATGCCCGCACCAGTCAAACTTGAAGACCCAGTGCCGCCGTTGGCAACTGCAAGGGTGCCTGTTACGCTGCTTGCTGGTAGGCTGCTTGCAGAGTCATACTTTGTCGCAACCGCAGTCGCAATGTTGTTGAACTCCGTGTCAATCTCGGTGCCCTTAACGACTTTGTTGGCGTCGCCAGTTGTCAGCGCGTCCTTGGCCGCAAAGTTGACTGTTTTCGTGTAGTTTGACATGGTTGCTCCTTATGCAAGTTTGCCAGTTTTGGTTTGGATTTCGATCTTTTGGAATGAAATCGGAAACCCGTTGATGTCGATCTCAAAACCTGTTTGGATGATTTTACCTGCCCCGTTGCCGTATGCAGTCAATTCTTGCAAGCTGATGCCCGCTGCGTACTCAGCAATGTTGTATTCGCCAACGCCGTACTCAGACACGGCTTGCGCGGGAATAGAAACTGTTTGCGATTGGTAGCTGGCTGAAAAATCGTAGCCCCAAAACACGGATATTGCTTGGTTGCTGCCGCCTACGACAAGCACCTTGATCTTCTTGATGATCGAGGTCAACCCGTC